TCTTAATTCATCTGGTCCTAGTGGCCATTATAATTATTATGGCGTCAATGTTCCACCAGATGTGGAGGATGACGCAAAGGTTCGTGAGTACATAGGGGAGGATTGAGCACCCCCCCCCTTTATATAATATAGCTCTTCATGTGGGGCCACAACCTGGGAAGGTAAAATGCGCTGTGTTCTGTGGTATTGAAACAGCTCCCACTTCAAAATCTGTTTGAGTTGAGATTGGTAGGCGGCATCATGGAAGCAGACTGCCCACGTGGCACTTCTTCGGTGTCTAAGGTGGATTCCCCCTACTAGAATCGAGACTTGATCTTTCAGGAATCTGGTGAGGCGACCAAGGGTTGATGCATCAACCTAAAATGCGCAGTGTCTGGTTATTGAAACTGCTGCCTCAAATTAAATGCTAATCGACACCTTTTCCTTTCTTTTATGTCCTATGTTTTCAGGAAACCCTTATCATCTATAAAGGGACCCAAAAGCCTGAACGATGGCAACATTGTGTTGCTGGTTAGATTTTAACCTCAGGAATAGTACGTGGTGTATTTTGTTCATCCATGAGTACTACTGTTTTGCGTCTTTGGTGACATTGAATATGGAGGCTGTTTCCCTCCTGGCTTCGCCAGCCAAGTGTTTGTGTGTGTCACTGGGAATCAAACACACCTCATATGAGAGTATCATAGAACCTTTGGGATGGTGCCTTCCTACCCAAAGAAAATGGTCAAATGTGGCTTTCTCCTTCGCTTAGGTGAAAAGCAGTCGATCCTTAGGAAAGATCCATCTGAATCTATCGGAACCCATAATTATTATACACGCCGAGCGGGGATAACCAGAGCCCCTAGGCGTCTTATCGTGAGTTTGTCGTCAAGGGGGAGTCTGCTACACACCCCTGATGGGTGTATTACATAGGTTCGGGGGCTTATATTTAAGTAAGGTGTTTAGAAGGTTGCCAAACCACATCCCCGGATTAAGAACCTTTTGTGTGTCTTATGGGCAATATACTTTGAGCGGATATAACCAGAGATCCTAGAAGTCGCCCACATTGTAGTAGGGTCGTGCATGGCTTCTTGTACATTGCTCGACGATGATGTTTTCTCCTTTATGCCAGGTCAGGGCTTAAACTGGCACGTTAAGAGTCCAATTGCACGATTACCTGATACAACCCACGGCTGGGTGGGGCCACGGATTAAGGCTTTTGGAAGGCTCAACGTATCTACCTGTGACACCTCGGTGGTCTGAGCTATCATCTATGAGTCACTCACAGGAATGGCGAAGTATGGCTTCGGCAGGAAAAGTCAGGCGTCCGGTTTTATGTTTTATTCGGCGTAGTGTTTTCTTTCTTTTCCTATTTATAGTTCGGAGCACCTCTTCTGGTGAATGTGTTTAGGAGGTTGCCAAACAACTTCTCCGGAATAAGAACCTCTTCTTTACTTTCTTTCCCAGACCGTTCTTCCTAAAGCACACTTTTAGTATGACGTAACCATATATGAGGTACTGGTTTCACCAGGATTGAGACTCGAAGGATACAAGTAGGGTGGCGACCCTTGGTTTTCTATTTCGAGGCACCAAGTATTTGAGATCGTGATCTAACTGTTGTCATAGGATGTAATGAAGAAGCGTGATGTGCTTTACTCTGATGTCTATAACTCATAGAACTGGGTTTACGGGGTGATTGAGACTGCGAGGCGAGGAAAATGACCACCGTCATCGGGGAAACCCAGTGAAAGGCGGGGCTATCCACACGACGATCTCAATAAACTGACCAGCGTGAGATGATTCAAGAGCCCATCGCATCCGTACTGTTGAGGCGGTAATTTTCAGTTAAATGCATCCAACTGATCGGTTTACTGGCACAGCTGAGCAGCAGTGCCTCCCCGGGGCTGTAGGAGCCCATTATCCCTACACAAAACACCTTTGATCATGCAGTTCCTCAAAAATACATTCGTTTTGATTGTTGTATGTGTTCTCTTAACTATCCCTCTGGGTGGTATCGAGATCCTTACTGGTCGACGTCATGGTTCTATCGCAAATACCCGGGTGCGAATAGTTGAAGGCGCACTTTGGGTTTGGTGTTTTATCTTCAACTCAAGGTTTTCATTTGTGTGGGGGGTTTTATTTTTCCTTCTCTCCCCACTCATTTTCTTGATTGGCATGGTTGGTAGTTATCTGGTTATGTTCTACCAGATTTGGAGGGATGAAGTCCGGTACCAAAGGCGTGGTCAAAACATGGTTGATGCAACTGATCGACCTGCCGCGTCAGTTCCCTATGAGCAATTGAGGACGAACGTAATGCGTCGTCGTCATCGTCTTGAGGAGCAATCCACAGGACCTGTCGACGGCGAAAGCGATGTAGGCCTCTCACCATTGGGAGCGACTGTCGGTATGCCCGACAATTACTAGTGTGTGCGCAGACATCCTTAGATGTGAACCAGCAATGGATTAGCACAAGGACAATGTCTTCTATTTAAAGTTTTTCTGTTTGTTTCAGGGGGAAATCCCTAACATCCACTTTCACTTTC